GCTTTTTCTGCCGCTGCTTTTTCTGCCGCTGCTTTTTCTGCCGCTGCTTTTTCTGCCGCTGCTTTTTCTGACAAGAGCAACCCGCCCCCATATAGCGTCTTCTTCTCAGAAATTTGCGCATCTAACCGACGAATAGCTGTACAGTCCTTGCGCTCAACTTTAAATTCGACCCCATACCTCGCATACCTTTGCATCATTGCAGCAGTTACAATGTGATTCGGATATTCGTATTTGGGCAAAACTCGAACCTTTTCGCGCCTTAGCTTTTCCGCAACCTTATTGACCACACGGGTAAGACTTGGACACGTCTGTGCAACAACATCTTTATCCAGATTTGTCACAAATGAGGTTTTTACGATAGCACCATTTTCGTAGACAATACTGCAATCACATATTAAGTGATTTGCTTTTTCCAGCGTCTTGCTGCCGGAAAAAGCTGTGAGGGAAGGCGCAAACAAAAAGAACCTTATGTCATGCTCCAAATAATACTCACAAATCTTGGACAAGATAGAAAATGGAGGGTTGTCAAGAACAACGCATTCTTCTGGATAATCAAAAGCCTTATAATCTGCTCCAGGCCAAAATGGGCGAACTGTTTTCTCAGGAGCGATGCCATACTTTTCGCATACCCACTTCTTAATTGCTTCATATATCTCTGTTGGCGTATAACAGTCATCTGTTGTTTTTTTTGGCTTAAATTTCTCAACAAATTCGTCATAATTTTTGCTTTTCATTGTCCTTGTCACCATCTTCCCGCGTACAACAACGGCACGCCATCATCATTTTTCACTCCTTCCAGATAAGGCATTGCTGCATCTGTCAGAAGCTTGTTTGTTTTCTGCGCATCCCCCGCTGTCTGATATACCGCGCTCCATGCCTTCGCACCGTTCGCAATCTCAGAAGGGGATGCATAGGATATAGATTCTGAGCCGGAAGAACGGGAGGTTATCACTCCCGAAGCAGCACCGCCAGCCCCGCCGGAAGATGTCCCCCCGGCAGCGGCAGATAGCGCCTGTTTATCTGCCAGCTCCAGTTGATATAACTTATCACAGACCGCACACACGGCTTTCTGTACCTTTGTCGCCGCCCTTTCATCAGACGGTAAGCCGTCAGCCAATCGGTCAAAGGTTATCACGTCCAGAAAGTCACTGGCGCGGTCTGCGATACGATCAAAGTCCTCCGCCGGGACGACATTCCCGTGGTAGATCTGTTCATAAAATGTAAATGTCGTGTATGCCATCCCGTCGGCCTCCTTATCTCCTACTCTTCCGTCTTGTTTCCCCGGAAAGCGGTTCGCCGTCAGTATTCAGGGGTGTACTGGCGGCCATCAACCCCCCGCATTTACGGTGATTTTCGCGATACCATCCAGGTATTCCGCAAACAGCACAAGGCCGGTGATCGCAAACGCCTCAGACACGGCGGTGTTGTAGTTGCCCTGTGTGTGGAAACCGATCAGATTCGTTTCTCCGCTGGTCGTGTACACAAGTCCTGCCTTCGCGAAGTCGCTGTCGTTGGGGTCGATGTAATACATCACGATGTTTTCCACCGGTGTAGCGATTACCGTATCAGCCGGGATCTCGCTGTCAGAAAGGAGGAAAATTGTATTGAACCCCATAAAATCCTTCAGGTACTGGAAGCCGAACTGATTCTGGATGGTGATGTTCGCTGCTCCGATATACTTGTACACGTCAAGGATGTTCACAAAACCGACAACCCCGGTGATGTTCCGGTGCATCTGCTTAAACTTGTTCTCAACCTTGCCCTTTGCCATCGCAAGTGCCATCTGGAAGGTTGTTTCCTCGGACGTGAGCATTCCGGTTTTCAGATAGTCGTAAAACTTCTTTGTCACGCCCGCCTGAATCTGATAGAGGAACTCGTCGTCAGTCATCTGGACAGCGTTGTCATAACCGTGGTCTTTGATTGCTTCAATCGAAACGGCCTTCGCGTACTTCTCGATGGTCATTTCCTGATACTTCTTTTCCTTTACGGTAAATTTGCTATACGGGATATCCTCGCCTTCGCCTACTGCACCATCCTCGAGCGTCCCCTCCGCATATTTACTTTTCAGCATTGCGCCGGGCTGCTTCTTTATGGGGCGCATGATCCCCAAGATGTTCCGCAGATGCTGCCAGTTGCGCTCGAATCTGGTTACAAAATCCAGCTCTCTTGCGGTTACCTGGACATCCGCTGTTTTAATCAAATTTGCTTTTGCTGGCATATTAGCCCTCCTGCTTTAATTAAATAAACTCATGTTCGCAGCAATTGCAGCCTGACGCTCAGAAGCATCCTTGATGCTCATAATCTGGTCTTTCGTCAGCGCGCCGCCCTGCTCCTGCTTATTTGTCGGCTGTGTAAAGCGTGCCTGATTCTGCTGTGCTTTCTGCTGCTCATCGTCAACAAATGCCGAAGCGTCCTTTTCCTTCATCTGGGCTATGAGGTCATTCAGTCCAAGGATTTTCCCGTCTTTCAGCTTTAATCCGGCCTCCTTGACTTCTGCCATAATTGCGCGCTTTGCCGCTTCGCTCGAGAATTTAATTCCTTCAAACTCCGTTTTCAGAGCGTCCGTGAAATCTCTCTCATACAGCTGCGCCTGTGCGTTTTTCTCGGCATCCTCGGCCTTTTTCTTCCAATCAGCCAAATCCTTCTGCATTGTTTCAAGGTCAACGCCCTCGAAGCCTTTCAGGGTGCTTTCTGCCGTCTCAGCTTTTTCTTTCCACGTGTCCCGGTCAGTCTCAGCCTTTCCCAGCTTCTTTTCATGTTCAGCTTTCGTGACGTAATTTTCCGCCACCTTTTTCGTAAGGCTTTCCTTTTTGTCCGCCGAGACCTCAATTCCCAGTTCTGTCAAAATTGCTTCAATATTCTGCATCTTTATCCTCCTAAACGTGATTGATTAACCGCCCGTCAGCGGTATGGATTAAGCCCGATAAACCACGGGCGGGGTAGTTGTGGGAAGGGGAATTGAACCCATGACACACGTCTTATAAGACCGCTGCTCTGCCTCCTGAGCTATCCCACAAAGCGCCCGGGGTAGCGAACCGGGCAAAAAGCGTAATGATCGGCGCTGTCTAAACAATGCACCTATACCGTGCGCCGGGGCTTGAACCCGGCTGCTTCCATGCACGGTGGCAAAAACAAAGAAAGATGGGATGGATTTTCCTGCAATTACGATTTACAGGATTGCACACAGATGGAGTCGAACCGCATTTTCAACCTTCCCGCAAGGCTGTGTGCTGTAAAGGAGGAAATACAAATACAAAAAAGAGCCAGCAATCTGTAAGAAATCCTTACAAATCACTGGCTCTGCGTCTGGCGTCTGGCACTTAACGGACGATAGGCTCTGCCTTTCCGTTTTCAATATTCACGAGGCTGGTCGTTTTACATTTCGGGCAAAACACCGGAAGATTATGCGCTGTCGTATCCTTGCGGAATGCTGACCGCGTTTTATTATTACAGACAGGACAGTATACCCTTTTGATCTCCATAATGATCATTCCTTTCCATAGCCTTTAATACATTTTACCAAACAAAAAAAACTATGGCGTACCCATGTTTAAAGCAAAAGGCGGCAAGTTTCCTCGCCGCCTTTACTCACATCATCTTTCGTAATTTTTCGATATACCGCGAAATGGTCTCCCTCTCTTCTCGGCAGTCTGCATCTTTTGACAGATCTCCCAGCTCTTCCGTCAGTGCATCCATATGCTCTTCCAGAGCGGCCAGCATACGCCGCTTGCAATCCTCAGACTTGCCGTTGCGATAAGACTGCTTGTTTTCCATGTAATCATCATAAGGGTCATTGTTTCCGTTTCCACGGCTATAGTGCCCCTTTACATAGTGCTCCCCACGTCGCGCATAGGATGATCCATCGTCATAGGCCGTCATGCTCATTCCATCATCCCTGCTGTATCTCCCACGGCTGTCGCGTTTCCGCCTCTCGCTGTACTCTCCATTCTGGCTATAACCGCCTTCCATTTCGTCGAGAACGGCGTTATAATAGCCCTCTTTGCACTTCCAGTATTCCACATTTTCCATGTCTTTCAGCATGTCGATAAGCTTGTATGCAGTTTCAAGGTTTCCGGTATTCAGACCTTTTTCTGCGATTTTATCCAGTTCTTCACGGATATTTTGCATCAATTTATAGCTCATGGTCTGCCCTCCTTAACCGCAAACCCGAACAGCTGTTATGTTCGGGTTGTCTACTAACACAGGAATTGTCCCTGCGTTTTTGATGGAAATGTTTTCACAGCATCCACAGAACACATCGACGTATGTCTGGGACGATGTGTTAAAATACTGCTCTACTGCCGCAGGGGTGGCACGCATCACCGTGCCGCCGAGGATTTCCCCATCTCTGGCAATTCCCAGCGCCACTTCTCCTACCGTTTCCCCAGTCGGTACTGCGACGTTTCCGGAAAATGTAATCAGATATCTACCGGGCTTTACAAGCGTTATCTGCGCGCTTCCAGCCCTGTGTCTTTCTGCGCATCCGCCCTTTGTTGCCACTGCCGAAAACGGGATAGACTGCCCTACGGGGACCGTGACCGGCGTTGTGTTTACTAACTCAATCATTTTATTCTCCCTTCATTTCAAAAGGGGCAGACGTTCTCAGCCTGCCCCTTTTTGTGAATAACGGCATCAGCCGAACATCATGGCAAAATGCCACGAAGATACTCCGTCTGAAGTTTTAACATCCGCATCCCGTGTTGCCTCCGTAGCCACATCCGGTGCCAAAGCTAAAGCCTGTCGGGTTTACGATGGACGTGTACGGGGACATTACCGGATAAGACGGAACGGGTGTAGGTCTCAAAGCATTTAAGATGCTGTTTGTCTGTGCGTTGTTAGACAGCTGGAGCTGTGCGGACTGTAACTCGGTCTGCAAAGACTGTATCTTGTCCTGTGTAAACAGGTCGATGATGCGCTGTGTTCCGGCGTTCTGCGCGTCAATTACATCGCGGAATCCGTTGTTTACGGTATTCTGTAGGATGTTTGTCTGGGCTGCCATGTTGTAGTTTACGCCAGCAATAGCCTCACGGGTATCGCAGCAGCATTGCTGCATCTGATAACCCAGATTTGACAGGTTGGCGTTTACGCCAGCAAGGCCGTTGCAAAGCTGGCCGGAAAGGTTCTGGATCCCGTTTTCGATTCCCTGCGTGGACAGCGCTGCGTCGATATCGGCACGGGTTGCATAACCCTGAAATGCAGGAGAATTTGCTCCTCCACCATTTCCGCCCCAGACGCCGAAGCCGCCCCAGCCAAACATACCGAAAATCAGGAAAAGGATAATCCATGCACCCCAATCTCCGCCGAAGCCGTCATTTTTTCCTGTGCCGCTGGTTAATACGGCAACATCAGAAGCGGTTAAACCGTCTGTCATAGTAATTATCTCCTTCGATAATGTATTTACAAAACCGTGTGCACCCGGTTGTGTACTATTTAAAAAAGCCTTTAAACATACCCTGCATCTGCTGCGCCATCTGCTGGGCTTGATTTAACTGTTGCTGGTTTATTTTGCCAGACTGCAACAGCCTGTTAATCTCTTCATTCGGATTTCTGCCCTCCATCTCTTTTCGGAATTGCTGGAACTGTTCCAGCATTCCGGCCATTCTATTACCATTCAGGGCCTCAAACAAGGGATTCGCCATGTCTGCCTCCTTCCGGCTTTGTTGCCGTTTCGAGATAACTATATAATTCTTCATATTTGCTTCTCAAATCGTCGTATTCTTTCCGAGTAACGTATTTATCGTCTAAGTTCACTTCCTCCTGTTTCTGTGGCTCTTTCGCGCCCACCGTGACCTCTTTGTAAGCAAAGGTGCGGAGCGTCGGCATCCCGGCGGCATCGGTAGTCTTTATATAAAAATTAGAGTTTTCGGAGTCCATCAAAAGGACGCTTGTATTTGGAGCGACAAGATAAGATTTAGCTCCAGCCTCGCCCTGCACCCACAGGATCCCCTGATTTACCTGCTGCATCTGCTGTGGCTGCTGATACTGAGCCTGCATCTGCGCCAGCCTGTCCATCTGCGGCTGTAGCGGATTTACTTGTCCATACTGATACGGGTTATAGCCGTATCCTTGATATGGTAATGCCATGCCTGCGCCTCCTATGACTAATTCAATGACTTTCTATAGCTAAATTATGGCATAAAAAATAAGCCTCTGACAGTCCATCAAAGGCTTACAAAAGTATCAAATCAACATACCCGTATTATCTTTTTGTTTATTCGCTGGCTCATTCTTTTCACGGTGGACACACTCACGTTCATCATCTCCGCACATCTTTCCAGCGGAATATTCTGCGCCCGTAATTCAAAAAGCCGCCGTTCCTCAGGTGTAAAATTGCAGTATTTGCGAAAAAAATCCAATTCAAACACTGTAAAATCGTATACCTTCAAGATTACTCCCCTTATTGCGTCCGCGCCAGATAAGATATAAGCTTTCCCCTCGTTTCTTTTAACTGCTCAACATTGTTCCCTGATATCTGGCTGTTAAGCATCGTTACCAATGTCTCCATGATTAGGCTGTCCCGCTCCCTAATCTCATGCATCGTTTCAAAGTCTCGCTTGTCATGCTCTTCAAGGACTTTTACCCGCGTGGTGAGCTTAATCGCGGGGGATATCCATTTATGTATCACAGCCACAGCGCCCCCTATAACCGAAATGCCGCCGCACACAGCAAGAATAGCCTGTATCGTTTCCATAGTGCCTATCTCCTTATTTCTCCCAGTAGTATATCGGTATCTCCTGACCGCTGTCCCATGTGTCCCAGTAATGTCCATCTTTGACGCACACCACATGGCCGTCTATCCCGAGCACATACGTCCCTGCTGGATGGTCTCGGCAAAAATCATCTACCGTGTAAACATGCTGTCCGTGGTCGTCTACGATATACCGGCGGAATCCGTTCTCGCGCAGATACGCGCCCCAGACTCTATTAGCACTTGGCATGTCAGACAACGAAAAACCATACACGGACAAACCTACATAAACTGTATCCCAATCTTGCCCTAAAGCCTTGCACAATGCGCGCACAGTGCAATCCCCTACTCTTTGCCATTTCGAGGGGTTTGGATTGTAATATTCAAATCGGTTCGTTCTCCGCATATCTTTTTGCCCCTTTATTTGCTGCCTTTTGCTGCGGGTATCCAAATCCCGCTAATGCATTCCGATCATACTGCGGCTGTAATCCATGTTCTTCGCAATACTGGTTATAAGCCCTGTTCTGTCCCTGCAATCGGTAAGCCAGCTTATCATATTCCTGCTGGCGCTTTTCCCGTTCCGTGTCGGACGCCCATGCAAGCTCTTCCTGTTTTACTATCAGCTGACGTTTCGTCTTTCGGATTCCGCGCTCCATAGATCGCTGCTTCTGGCTGTCCTCATACCGTTTTAGATTTTCAGCATCGGTAATTTTATTTCCGCTTCCATCCAGCAGATTCCCTTCTGCGTCCCTCCACGGATTCTTCATCCGCTTGTCAAACAACATATGACCGTGACGACAGTTATAGCCATGCAGCCCTCTCATATCCACAACCCTGCCCTCTCCCGTGGTCAGATCAATATCATACCCCGTCGATTCCAGCAGGTTCGGATATCCAGGCTCGCTTCCGTCAATTTTAAATACACGTCCCTGCCATTCGTCATGACCCGCAAGCAAGGGCTGCCCGTCGCGCCTTACTCTTGCCCCGAGGTGCGCCGAGGTCAACACATACTCTGTTCCGCTGTCCACGATATACCTATTTGTCAGCTGCGCCGCCGTCTGGTTCATTGACGTTACTACACAGCATCGTACTGCCGATTCCAGCGTCCTTCGCGTCCCTGTCGGGTAATCCACCATAACGCCGCGTCCTGCATACGCATCCAGCACATCCGCTATGGCTGCGGGATAGCTTTGCACTCCGCTTGCCACTCTTACATCGGCTTCGTCGAGCAGCGCCACAAGGTCTTTCTGGCTTTGCTCCAGCGTCGTCCTTGTGAGGTTTTTCAACTCCGCTCGGCTTTTTATGTACTCTGCTTCGATAACAGCCATGTATCGTGCATTTTCAAGCGGAGGCTGCGCCACGATACCCATTTCTGACAGTGTAACCGCATCATCTTCCCACGATGTCAGCACGGCACCACGCAGGAGCTTCCGCAGTTCTTTTTCGCTCAGGTCTGTCAGTTCCATGATACGCCGCTGTATCTCATCCCGGCTTTCCCCCAACTGCTCCAGCCTGTACAGCAACCTGTCCGCCGTGGCTGTGATTTTCCCGGATTTTAAAATCCTTCTGGCGATATCCCGCAGGATAAAGTTTTCCAGCCGTTCATAGAGTTCTAATATCCGGTCAGCTTTCCCTTCAAAATACTCTGGTCTCAGCATCACTCTTTCCCCACCGTTTTTCTCACAAGATTCAGCCAGTCGTCTTTATGCCGCCTTTTGGCTTCCTCGAACCATTCAGACGTTGTTCCCGGCTCGTGATATTTAATCCGTCTCTGCGTCGGGCTTTTGCTGGGAGGGGATGTCCACCCTATGATGTTCCCCTCTGCGTCTTTAAGCGGGATATTCGGACCGTACACAACGCCCTTGTACAAATAATGAGCATATGGCGTGTCATACTCAACGATGCCGCCGTATACCCCGTCTGGATATCTTACACTGTTTCTTAGTGCACCCTGCCGGAATGGAACGAAGGGGGCGCTGTCCGCCACTACCTGCATATTCAAAAGCTTCTGGGCTTCCAGCAGATTATCGTCTATGCGGGACGTATCGAGCTTAATCTCCACGTCCCCAACTTTCGTATCCAGGTTCATTTTACCACCTCCCGCATTTTATGGCGTACACTTATTTCATCTTTGCGTATCCCACGCTCATCCCCGCTTCCGCATCGTTTGCCACGGTCGTTGTTGGGCTGTAGGTTCGCAGGGCTTTATAAGTGGCAAGCTGCTCTGTGGTAAGAGGTTTTTCGATCGGTGTTTCAAGCTGCCCTAAAAACGTCAATGGATTGGCTGAGTTTATAAAACCAAGAATCTGTTCTTTAGCCTCTTCTTTTGTAACATCTTCTTTGGGATGATAATAAAAAGTTGTTGAATTTAATGCCCATCCGGGAGCAATTCCCCAATTTGCATAAATACCATGTGAGATTAAACACTTAGTCGAACCATCCCTATATCTATTTACAAGGGCTCCAGAAATACAATATCTGTTTGGAACATCAGCGGTTTCTTCAAAATTTTTCCACTTTGCTTTTGGTGTTTCTGTTGCGACCCTCTGCACATACACTCCTTTTTTAAAATCCACCTCGTCGCATACCCACTGCTGCCCGTCTGCATCTGTGTAGTTTCCGCCGGATGATACCGGGATCCCAGAAAGACCGTTTGGTGTGGGAATGATGAGGGTCTGGGCGGGCTTGTAGGGTTCGTATGGCAAGGCGGTTGAGCCTGCGTTAATCATCGGATTAGACACTACTTCGTTATATGTCCCATTACTAATATAACAGTGATAAGTTGTTTCTTCATCAATTGTTAATATTCGATCAAATACGGAATCTTTAGATGCAATAATGTGCCATATAGCGCCACCTGTTAGACAATATACCCCAGGTTTTAACGTTATGTAAAAATTTCGGTTATTTGTACCAAAAGTTCCGTTTAAAACTACCTCTCCGGAATCGTTTATATGCAGAAGTCCTGCATCTATCTGTGTTTTTAATGCAGTGGAAGCATCAAACAGATTCGCGCCCAGTGTCTTAACCTCAATCTCGCCATCCTGCCCTACGCTTTCAATCTCCTGCGGGTACTCCTGTGACGGGGAGGGCTTGCCGCCGGTGTAAGGCTCGTAATTGGATGCAGTTGGATATCTTTTGGATATAATCGCCTTAACCTTGGTTTCAACGTCTTCTCTACATCTAAGCAATATCCGAAATTTATATCCAGCAATTACTTTAATTTTCACAGCAGCTCCAATTGTGGAAACTCCCAAAATTAAATATTCCCCATTTACAAATGTAGTGACAAGTAATTCCACATATTTGCTGTCTGAATAAATATAATATTCTCCCGGTGCTAATAACGGGAAATCGTCATATGAACTTTCAAGCGTAGCGTTTGGTCGTCCAACTGCATAGATATCGGTTCCTTTTTTGCAGGATATCACTATCCCATCTTCAAATACCTCAAAATTTATGCCCTTTTTCCCTACCTCAAATGGAAATAACTGTGCCCCAGTCGTGTTCATCTGCGTTGATTTGCCGTAGAGGGTAAGGGATTCCAGCCCACGATTCCCCTTTGAATTTTCCAAGAGGGCGGGGTTGCCGGTAACGACCGTGAGCACAACGCTGTACGCATCGGCTACCAGCACCAAGAAATGCTCCTCTCGTGTCACAGGCGGAAAGACTTTCCCCTCTCCGCTGGCAATCGCCGCCCAGTAGTATTCTAATCGTGTCACGGGCGCAGGGATGCTCCCGCCCCATACTCCTGCTACCTTTGCCATGTAATACTGCAATCTCGTGACGGGCTGCGGGGTATTGCCGGAATAATCCCCCGCCATAGTTGCAAGATAATATTCATCAATAGTCACGGGCTCGGGTGTCTTGCCCTTATATGTCCCTGCAATCTTTGCAAGATAATACTCTTCCCTGGTTATCGGCTCCATCTTATTCCTCCCCGAACAGCCCCGTTTCCTTCGGCTGCGCTTCCGTCACCATTGCCTTCGCATCGTCCTCTGTCATGCCCTCAAATTTTACGAAATACATCCACGCGGGTACCTTGCCCTGCACAACATAGCTCCACCAGCGTGCCCTGTCCTCTTCGCGGTTGTACGTGATGTCGCCAAAGTCATACACGACCTCATAACCCCCGACAGGGGCAAGCGCGTATAAATCCGCATACACCGACATGGCATATATAGCATCATTAAGGCAACTCTCCAACTTGTCCCGCACGTCCTTAATAAACTGGATGGTTCGCTGCTGCTCCGCTTCCACGCCCGTCGCTGTCTGGATGCCGCTCGCTTCGTTAAAAACAAAATAGCCGTTAGAGAACCCGCATTTATACCCTATCTGGGACAGGAGAGCATTGATTCCGTCCAGGCGTGTGGCTGTGTTAAGCTGCGGTGAAATCTCCTGATAAAACTCTTCCGGGCTGTTGCCGAACACGTTTTTTACATAGTGCGGCAGCTTAACGTCTGGGATGCGCCCGTTAAGGTTCTTCCCGCTGTCAAACATCAGCCTGTCATCTGCAAGGATGATCTTCTCGCTGTCATATATCTCACCGGCGTTCCGGCTGTATGCGATGTCCAGGTCTTTCATCTCTTCTATGGCTTCCGCGTATATAGGCATTCCTAGCGGAGAGGAAAGGTCTATGTTGTTTGCAGCAGGGGTGCGGAACACTCCGTACATGGGGGAATCAAGCCTTTCATTCCCACCCTTGAGAATCGGCGGTGTTTCCTCCAGCAGATCAGCCCACTTTGTCTGCGCCAGCGGGATAGGGTCGCCGAGGGATTCGCTGCTCTTTGATACATACGCCCTGTTAGATATCACATACGGATATATCACGCCCGCCTCTGTCCTCATCTCGACAAACCTATGATATTCCAGGCGCGTATAATGTTTGTCGTTGGCTGCATAGCTGTCTTTAAACACAACGCCCGTTATTTTTCCGTCATCGTCTTGTTCCGTAACGATAAAATCCATAGGAGTAAACATATCAAGACCGCTGCCATTAGGCTTTATGATGACCGTGCCATAAGCGCAGCCATACTCTACCCAATGTCGTATGCTATAATATGCTTTATCAATTTGCTCCTGCAACCACGCCCCGCGTGCGCCGCCGTCAATTTGGATTTTAATTCCCAGCGTGACGAGCCGCGCCGTCTCGGAGCATACCGCCTTTGCAAAATTTATAGTCTTTATCCGGTTTTCTGCGTCTAACCAGTACGGCGCGCCGCGGTAGATGTTGGCACACTCTGCAACCTTTGCCATCATCTGCGCTGACGTGGTATCCTTTACCCTAAAATCTTTCTCCGCCTGCTTTTTAAAAATCATGCCTATCCACCTTTTTACTGTTGATAAAATTCCCATTTCTGTATCACCTATGCCGTATTGCCCCGCCTGTTAAATAATGGCTCAAATGCGTACCGTGTGGCCGCTATAGTGTGATCTGCCTGTCCTTCTGGATATCCGCTGATGATGTTCCCGTCCTTATCCCTGTCATACTCATATTTTGTAAACTCATCATAGACATTCGGTGTACGGCGGCGGTCAATAACGATTGTTCGCCGCTGTAACCACTTAAAACCATACTCCACACTACCCGGCCCCTTTGCAGCCCCCGTTGCTGGAAGTCCCATATCTCTATAGTCATTGATTGACTTAGGCTCGGCACTGTCGCAGATGATCCGGTAATCATCGTAGCCCTGTTCTTTTATCCACTGTGCCGTCAACTCATTACTCGTCTTATGCACATAGTTTTCGTCAATAAAATAGATTTTCTCTCTTGTGCTGTCGTAATACGCCCGAATAAAAGCGTATGCGTCTGGATACCAACCGAAATCCACGCCTTGATATATTCTATCCATGTGTGAGATTTCCTCGTCTGTGATTTCCCGTAATTCCAGATATTCAAAGACGTTTCCGCCGTTTCCGTTTGCCTTCCCCATGTACTCATTATCATACGCATCTGGATTGACTTCCTTCAGATGTTCGGCGTCACTGATAAACTGCGCTCCTAGCCAGTCTGGATCTACATCAAGGTATGTGCTTCTAACCACCATAGCATCGTCATTCTTTGTTTCCGCTTCATTCGTATATTTATTCGCCCAGTTATTCTTACTTCTAGGAGGGTTGAATGACTTGAATCTATATGCCTTGTCTCCGCCACGGATAGCTGACTGCTGTATGCTTCTGGCTTCCTCCGGCCCCGCAAATTGGTCTAATTCTTCCATCCATAAAATACCGATATAGCCAAATTCCGGCTTGATTGACTTGATTTTCAACGGGTCATCAGCTCCACGGAAATATATTTTTTGCCCGGTCGGAATATGCGTAATCTCAAACGGGGATACTTTAAAACGAAAATTATCTTCCAATCCCAACTTTGCAATCGCCCATTTCATTTGTGCGTACACGGAATCTTTGATAGTATTCCCAACTTTCCGTAACACAAGTGCGTGCATATTCGGATTATTCTTTATTAACTCCGGTATAATGCAGGAAATCGCGGAGGACTTGGCTGAACCTCGTCCCCCAGGCAAAACATATTCTGAATGTCTCCCTTTCCTTACATCCCGTATCATCGGGTGAAACACATCTGCAATCACATCAAGGTCTATATGATAATCTTTTGAATTTTTGGCGGCTTCTGCTGCCTTTTCTTTTGCATCCTGTTCTTCCTTTATCGCTAACGCTTTTTCAAGGTCGTTCATCGCCTTAAGTTGGTCGGAAAAATCAGGGGCAAATCCAAAGGAATCCGTCAAAAGGCCATTTGCAATTTTGGATCGACGTACCTGAATTTCTGTCAGAGACATAATATCTCTTCCGGCTTGTTTTTCGATTTCCGCCTGCCGTTCTGCTATATATGCTGAAACTCCACGCTTTTCCAAGATATTTTTTCTTGCATTTTTAATGACTGCATCAGAATATTTGGCTTTTCTGGCCGCATCGGATAAATTCCCGCCATTCTTCAAATATTCATCCGCAAATGCCTTTTGCTTTGGTGTTAGCATTCTCTCACCGTCCTCTACTTCTTTATGAGGCAAAAAATACCACCAGGGAAAGCGATATAATCCCAATTTGACATATGATTTTTATCACGTCACTCTTCGTCCCGATCATAAGCCCGAGCAGGAATGTTATTATCATTCCTGACACGAAAAAATGCCACGGAATCATTTCTCTAATCATCCTGTCCCTCTCCTTTCGTCTGCTCCCATATATCTGTCAAACATTTCACCACCTCAATCGCGCTCGCCGTCCGTAAGATCTCGTAGTCCCTCATCCTCCATCCGTTCCGCCCGTTTTGAAGTGTAGGTGTTGTTAAGATCCACATCGTTATCATCCTGTCCTGCTCTTCGCTGTAAAATTGGCTGGTAGAAATTTTGATTACGAGCCCCGTGGACAGTATGGCGCGCTGAAGCTTTTTCATGACAGCATTACAATTCATATCATACCCCATACAGTTATTATTCTATTTTACCATTCTCGTTTCCTGATCCGCGTACCCCTTTTACACAATTGCATGTCCTTCCAGTATCATATAGCTGTTGTATAGATATATCGTTTTCCTGCGATACCCATAAAAATCTTTCCTCCCGATAGGGATGTTGCATATCTTTGAGATGTTGTCATACCCCAGCCCTGATGTCAGGCTAAAAAACAGATATTGCGCCAACTCTGCATATGCGCTTTCCGCAGCCAGAAGCAGCAGTTCCAATTCCCTACCCTTTGCGTTTTTGCACTTGTCTTCTATTTTTTTTACCTCATTGTATGTCAGACCGTAACCATTAAAGTATGTGTCCCTTGTTCCCACATTCCCCACCTTCTTTCTTTTTGCTTTATTTTTTTGTTACCCTATCCCAGTCCCGCAGGATTTATCTGTGTAGACAGAGGGAACCAGCACACAAGCTGGCGCGCCGGACGCTGTCCTGCGTTGTCTCGCTCTGCTTTTCCTGCAGCCGCCTGATCTGCTGCTCGGTCTCCCGGATCAGCTCACAGGCGTCTATGTAGTCGGATAAAAGTTTCTTATCCATCGGTATCACTCTCACTTCCTCCGTTAAATTCCAGTTTACTCAAACCTCTTATCATATTTTTTATCTTCGATAAGATCAGAATCCGTGTAATTATCAAGGCATTTCTCATACTTTTCTTCCTGCTTTGTAATACAGGAATAAGTTTCATATGGATTCGGAAGGTTATGCTTTTTACAACAGTCGTAACAAATCACAAAACTCCTTGTCATTGCACTTGTACCATATGGCTTATTGTCGGTATGATACCTTGCAAAATTTTGGAAAGGTGTCATTGACAATAAAGTTGCTGTCCTGTCACAATCTTTTCCACAAAAATCACATATTGCATGAATCATTTATTTTACCTCTCCTAAACCTTAATCAGTTTCCATTTAAGACTCTCTCTGCGGAATAGTTGCCTTTACGTTGATCTTAATGTCAACAGCTTCGCTGATTTCTTTCTTAATTGCCGCCCGCATCATATCATTAAGCTCATATGAATTGACTTTGCTATATACAATGCTATTAATGTTACTTTGATTGATGGCGTTCTTCACCTGTTTCTCAACTTCTTCCCGCATAACTTTTTCCGCCATATCGCGTAAAGTGTTTTTATTAATTCCTGCTTCGTTAAGCATCTGCCTGATTTCCTGTCTCAATGCAATTTCTTCAACTCTCATCTTCTATTCCTCCTAAACTTTAATTTATAACATTACAAGTTCACCCTTATTGATATGCTTCTTGTTACATGCGTCATAATTTCAACCTGTGAATGATTTTCTGCAACATACTTTCTAACGTCATATTTTTTCGATTACGTTTTTATACAGCTCTCTGTACTCTTCCAGCAGTGCTTCTGCTCTTTCCGCCCGGATCATAAGCTCTTGCACCTCTGCATCACAACATTTTTGTGGCTCCGCAGGAGCGATATTGCTCGGAATTTCCACCGGTACTTCCCTGACAACTTCTTTTTCTACGATCTGCGGTTCAATCCCGATCGACGCTGCAAGCTTGTTTTTCACATCTGCCAGCTGCTCATCTGTTACTGTACGGAGATATTCTTCAAAACTTCTGGATGGTACATAGTACATTCGATCGCTGGACCCGTACCGCAGCCCCTCGCAATTTACCTCAATGTCTGTGTGTACGCCTTCTTCCGCCAAGTGAATTACATACGCCATTGCCCCGTGGTCTGCTACCACCAGCACGATCTTCTCTGTCCCTGTGAAAGTTCGTGTTCTCCAAACCTCTCCGGTTTTATTTTCTGTTCCCATATTCTTGTCATCCTGCAGCTTCCTGCGCTTTATTCTCTCTTCTCTTGCTACCGCGATGATTGCCCGCCAGGCTGTTTCATCGCGGTAGCCCTCTGCGTTTTTATACATCCCAGTTCTCCCACTATTATGCAAAACGCATCTGTCCAGACTCTTCCAGCTGTACCCTATCCAGTCTGCAGATTGGCTGCCTTTCTGCTACACATAATTCAGGCAGGTTCGCCTTTACCAATGCCGCCGGAATAGGCGGGCAGACTGCGTTTCCGCACCTTCTAACCTGTTCTGCTCTGGGATATGTTTTGCCAGTATAATCATGGTCGATTATATAATCATCCGGGAATCCCTGGCACCCATACAGTTCTCTTGGTTCCAGCATCCTTAAACCAATATCCACAATCCTGTAATTTACGCCTGCGATTTGCACCAGTCCGAACCTGTCATGCGTTGGTACAGTATCAAGAGGTTCTTTTAAATCCTGTCCTATGCCTTGTCCGTAATATTTAATCAGAAACGCCCTTACCTCTCCGAAATGTCCGGCAGATGTTGTTATTGTGTGCAATGGTTCTCTTTCATCTTGTCCGATTCCACTTTTATAAAACTTGATTAAAAATGTTGCAACTAGTCCGTACCGGTTCGATCCATCCACAGTCATGATAGGGTCCTCTATCGTCTGCCCACGGACTTCTCCCTGTGCCGTTTCGGAATGATACTGGATCAGCGTTGGACTGATAAGGCAATGCTCATTCTTGCTCACTATGGTTGTGAGCGGTTCTTTCACATCCTTGCTCCTGTCTGCCGTAAATCCAGTCTGCCCGATCTGTACCATGTACGGCTCGCACAGATAATGTTTTCCACCTCCTACAATAGTCGGCAGTGGATTCTTTACGTCATGTATTCTGGGGGCTTGTCCGACTCTCTCCCCATAACCAATAGGTATCATATAAGGTTCTACCACTCCATATCCGTGTTTTCCGGTTATGGTCGGCATAGGTTCCCGGATGTCGCTGGGTCTGCGCTCTCCTCCGTGATTACACTGAATGATAAATGGCTCTGGATTTTCAAGAACAAACTTTTTTAGCCCTCGCGCGATACGCTCCATTGTTTTTGGTGCAAGTGGTCTCACCGCCCGGATTCCGTACTTTTCCTTGATTTCTTCCGAAGTATCAAATATGGATGGACACGGGAGAGAAAAGTCAAGCTGTGTGTATGCTCCCACATATGGCTTAAGCAATCCTGCCTTTACCGCTTCACTGTCTGCCGGTCCGTGTGTCGGTTCCGGCCAGACAATAGGTTTTCCATCGCACCTGGCAATCATAAAAAATCTTTTGCGCATGGTGGGAGCGCCATAGTCGGCCGCCACCAGTTCTTTGAACTGCACTTCATAACCCAAATCTGTAAGCTGCTTCACAAATTTTTCAAAGGTTTTACCCTGTTTCGCCTTAATCGGATGATGCCCTCGGTTAAGCGGTCCCCAGGTCTTAAATTCCTCCACATTTTCCAACATAATTACTCTCGGTCGGACAAGTCCCGCCCACCGACAGGCTACCCACGCAAGGCCGCGGATAAACTTATCCTTTGGCTTACCGCCTTTCGCCTTTGAGAAATGCTTACAATCTGGTGAAAACCATGCAAGGCCTACTGGATACCCTTTACAGGCTGCAACTGGATCCACCTGCCATACATCTTCGCAGTAATGTATTGCGTTTGGATGATTCGCTTTATGCATCCTAATTGCTTCTGGATCATGGTTGATTGCAATATCTACGCTGTACCCTGTTGCCATTTCGATTCCGGTGGATGCTCCACCGCCTCCGGCAAAATTATCAACAATCAATTCTCCGTTTATCATTTTCTTTCAAGGAGCCGATGCGCATCTTCCCGGGAAGCTCCGTCTCCTTTCGATTTTTATTTACACCCTGCTGCCCCGCAGGAACGCATCCTGCAGCTCACTCTTCCACGCCGGTTCTGCCTGTTTCTGCACACGCTCCACCATGTCGCACTGGCAAACAATCTCTGTTGCCCATTCCCGAATTTGCCGAAGCCCATCTGCATCCGATGCGATACCTGCACACCGTTCGATTGAGAGCGCCAGCTCCCTGATCCTGTTATCTGCCGCCATCCATACCGGTTCGGCATCCGGCGGCGTTTTAATCCATATTGCCATTGTCTTGTCTCCTTTGTCCTATCCTGTCAGTGTCCTGCTCCAGGACAATGCTTTCTCCGGCTTTATAAATCCGGTACAATAGCACACCTGCCAGGACTACTAATACAGTTATTATCTTTCGCATTTTTACCTCCTAAGCGGTGCACATGCCCGCTCCCAGCTCTCTGCCCATCCATCCGGCTCCGCTCTCATAATCTCGTAGCCGTCTTTTGCCTTTACGCCGTGGTATACGCGGCTGGCTATGGTCTCGCGGGACATGCCCAGCAAATACATAAGCTCTTTTGCTTTGTACCGTCCCTGGTACTCATCGTTCTTGTATAGGTCGTACAAGATTATCTTTCGTCCCATTTCGCTTTCCTCTCTTCCTGCACCACTGCGGACTGTTTGCTACCTTCTGTTCGATCAGGCGCATCTCTGCAATGCACAGCCTCCTGTATCCGTCCTGTTTCTCTTTGCGGACCAGTACGCAGGATTCGCACTCATCGCAATGCGGGAGATTTGCCTTAATCCGGCTGCGGTAGTCCCGCTGTTTCTGCCGATACAATTCTGGGTTTTTCTGCCAGTTCCGGCGTTTAATCATCGCGTGCAATTCTTTATCTTCCATCATACAATCTGCGTATGAGCAGACATTACACGCTGGATATGCACAGTCTTTCGGCATCCTTCATCACCCTTTCTGTATTTTTCTTAAAAATCTTTCCTGCTCGCCCGCCGCAATCTTCCGTCGGATATTCTCTTCCGGCATTTTTACCACGATGGAATCCCGCTCAATCCGGCTTTTCGTGCGGTCGTCAATATTCAGTTTTTCTACTGGCAGATTTGATGTGTAGATTGTTACACATCCCGATGCCATCCGATGATTTACCAGTTGGAATATCTCCTTGCGCTGCCATTCCTTGTCAAGCTGTGTCCCGATGTCATCAAAAACCAATAGTTGGCATGTCCGGTACACTTCAGACGGGTCATACTCCCCGCGCTCACGCCGGTAACTCTCCGCCACAAGATTTATATAATCCGGTGCGGCGATAAACCTCATTTGAAGCCCGTATTTCATCATGATCGACTTTGCGATGCAGCAGGACAGAAACGTTTTTCCACTTCCTGGCGTTGTGCTCCACAGGTACAACCCTTTCCCTGCGTTCTCCCAGTCTGCCCAATCCGTCAGCATACTTCCTGCCAAACGTTCCAGCCCTGCTGCATACTCCGAATATGCACCAAAGTTAAACTTCTGCAAATCTGCCTCATGAAATTCATCTGGTACTCCTGTCCGATCGTCGGAACGCCACTGTCCGGAACACTTCGGGCACGCCCTGACATATTCGACTTCCAGCGGGTAGCCTTCAACATGCGCTGTATAAAACTGCCATCCCGTCCCGTTGCAAATTTTACAGTTCGGCTGCGCTGATGCCATAATATCCCTCCTCTTTTGCTTTATCCCCATGATCTGCCGTATACTTTCCCGGCAAGTAATAATCAAATGTCATGTCACGCAAAAAGTTTTCCGCCTTTTTCACAAACCGGAGATCTGTATTGCGCTGTCGGCATTCATCCGCATAGTTTTCTGCAGCCGCTACAAGATCATCCTCCGAAACCTGTCCTGAAGAAACCAGATCCGCATATGCTGTCCCTGTCATGTAGGTGGATGCCCTCCCAGGATACGACGCAAGAAATTTTTGAAAACATCGCAGTGGGGGGATAGGGGGTGTTTCGTTTATGTTTTGTTTTTGTTTATATTTATTTATGGCTACGCTTTGTACTTCGGTTTGTCCTACTGTTTGTACTACGCTTTGTACTTCGGTTTGTCCTACTGTTTGTACTACGCTTCTGAAAGTATTTCCGTCGGTAAGTGAAATCATATGATAACGATTTGGGCTGCCTTTTTTTCCTTTTTGGTATTCAATCAACCCAGCTTTAATGAGATCGCCTCTCGCCTTTATCAAGGTAGCTTCACGTCCCATTTGAAGGGCTGCCATCAAACGCAGGTTATCTACTTGCATCCATTCGCTCCACAAAGTCTTGTTGTTAAAAGCCATCAGTTTGTACCATAACAACTGAGCAGTGATCGGCAATGTGTGGGTTTCGAGCCATTGTTCAAAGGCGTTGATTTCTGCTATATAATTCATTCCGCCCGCCTTTTTGATACCGCCGCCCGCATGGGGCAGCGGCTCGCTTTTAATAAATTACCGTAAACATACCTTCCGGCAGATTGCGTCCGCTTAACTGTTTAATAATGTATGCAGCAACATCACTCATCGCTTCGTTTCTCCACGCCCCGCCATCCGCTTCAAACAGCGCACAGGACACGCCGCCACGGTCACTGTCCCGCATACGGAAGATGAAGGAGCTTTCCGGCTGCTCAACTTCCAGGAATGTCCGGTACGGTGCAAGGATCACTGGATTCGGTACGATCGCATCTGTTTTAGAGGAAATACCGCTCTTCACAGTCGCCTTCTGTGTCACACCATCGTCCCCGTACTGCGCTACAGTACCGGATTCTACCGTACCTGCAAACTTTAAAAGCAGCTCCCTGTCGTCTCCCGGAAGGAATTTTGCCTGTAATGCGATCAGAAAACGCTCATGATCCATATATGTGTCATAGCTAAATTCCGGGATCTGTGCTTCCACAATTGCCAGCGTCTCTCGCATCCGGTCAAAATTGAGACAGGAAACCAGATCAACGCGGGTCGGCGATGTCACATGGACCATATATTTTCTACACACGTCCAGCTCATCCACATTGGAAGAAATATAATCCAGAAGGCTTGTGAGCGTCCGCATCTGGATCGGCTCTGCCCGCATTTCCTGCGGGATCCTTGTCATCCGCTTATCTGTGTATGTATCCCCATTTATCTCAACCACATGCGGCGCTGCCTGCTCTGCGATGTACTCCATTGCATTTCTTAAATCCATGATCCTGTCCTCCTTATGCTTCTTTCGTTCTAAAATCCATTACTTTTCCAATAACTTCGCCCGTTTCTGTGTCTACAACTTCTTCGCCGACAACCACCCGTTCCGGTTCCGATGCTGTTTCAGCCGCCAGCACATCTGCAAAAGACATCTGACCCTTGACCTGTTTGCCATATTCTTCCGCATATACCTGACCTGTGCGCAGATCCTTCCCAACTGCCATGCGCGTCTGGATCGCCGTCACAGGCGCGATCTTTGACGTTACAGATACATCCACCGCCATGTCATCACGGCTCTCGTTCTGGGAAAATGTCAGCTTGATGTTCAGCTCTCTTGATTTCTTCCATGGGGTATTGGGGTCCTGCATATTCTCCAGCACAACCTTCAGTGCAGTGTTTGCTTTTTCTAATAACGATCCGCCGCAAAAATCGTTTAATGAAATAATATTCTCCATAAAAATCTCCTTTCGATGGGGTGCGCCGTTTTCCCCCGGCGCCAGGGAACAGGAGGCATCCTGTCATGTCCGTGATATATACTCCCCAACAAGTCGAATCAGTAGTTTCTTTCGCCCCGGCGGGGCTGGTGTTACAACCATTTATGATAGGTAACGCTGTCCGGCGTCCATCCGGGGTAAAGCTCCCGCATGTAGTCCTGCAGCATACTATCCATTTCCCGATGCAGTCCCTTGTTACCGTTATCTAATAAACTGTGGTGGTATCTGCATCCCAGCACGCCGTTTTGCTCTACGCCCAGCCCTAAGTGGCTGCGGGCTACGACGTGCATTATGTCCTTTGGTACAAGATCGTCCGGTAAGGCGTGGTCCATGTGGTACAGGCGGCGGCAGAAAAAACAGTCCTCGTCCCGCTCTATAATCTTCTGCCGAACTATCGGGCTAAACTCCAAGCGGCGTGACATCATGCTTTTTCGCATACTGCACCATCATCCTTTCCAGTTCTTCCGGAGGAAGTGTCTCAACTCCGCACTCTTTGCAATCCGATACAAGCCCATCTATCAGACGGGACATTTCCGCCGTGTTGTACTGGCTGGATCCCTTAATTCGGTAATATTTGCAATACCGCACGCCCTCAAATTCGACGATGATTCCGGTCGGCTTGTAGTGCTCATGTTTGTATCGCAGATAGTCCTCTGTCTCTGGCAAAAAGTGGATGATGCAGTTGCCGTCCTCGTCCTCTGCCAGTGTGCCGTAACTATCTAAAAGCTGGTTATGCAGCTCTTCGCTACTGGTCTGCAGGACTTTTGCAAGTTCTCCCAGCAGTTTCCAATAGTAAGCGTTTGCGTCAAGGCTACGCTTGTCGGAGTGCTTTTTCAGTGTCATGTCCAGCCGACCGTCTTTCTGCAGCTGGATCAGCTGTACAAGCGATGCTCCCTGCAGATCCAGGGTAAGCCAGAGCTTTTTGTCGATCGTCATGCCAATATCGGCAATCTCAGCCATGCATCTCATGCGCTCACCTCTCTGTTAGGCAAACCTTTGAGCCGTTTAATGCAGTCCTTGATCTGTAGGTTACTTAAGCTACCGACATCAGACGCTTTATAGGTTTTTAAGACTGCGTTTGTACCATAGCCGGTACGCTGTAGCTGCTCACGCATCTGTCCGATCAGCTCTGCCCGCTGCTTATCTACCGGGGCTTCTGCCTGCTGCATAGTGGTTGGCGCTTTCGGATCATCGTATTTTGTCCGGTCTGCATCCCAGTAGACGTCTGCTCCGACGCCGAGCTGTTTGCAGGCTACAGAGATCGCATCCGTGGTCGCCATCTTGTAACACTCGTCCGATACATAAACACCGTCTTTCTGCCGCGCTGCGAACATACTACCGCCGGTTCCTGCGATCGGCATCGACCACTCTCCGCCGATCTTTACATACAGTTCGATGTCCACAAACGCTGCGATTTCGTCTCCGTGCGTTTCCATCCATTTCCGAACTGGTTTGTAATACCAGCCAATTCCGCAGGGCCCGAACTGTTCCGTCAGGCGCTTAATACGCCACATCGGATTTATGTCGGTCTTGCCTTTCAGCCGCCCCGCCGTAATCGCCTTTTTCGCGGTTTCCGGGACGCTGCGGCAAGCGTCGTAGATTGTCATGTTTTCCATTAGATCATCTCCCAGTCAATTCCCACACTGTCCAGATACATTTCAAAAGCTTCTTTGCCCTTTTTTGATAATGCCACTCTGTATTCGTAGAGCTGCGTGTCCTCTTCGGTGTCCGGAGTCAGGCTTTCGATTACTTCCTGCGCACCGGTTTCCCGCGCATGCTCTACAGCTGCCTGTTTCTCTGCTTCCAGCTGTCTCCGCTGTGCTTCGAGGGCTTCCTCTGCCGCCCGGCGCTGCGCTTCGATGGCTTCCTCTGCCGCCCGGCGCTGCGCTTCCCGTTCTTCCAGTGCTTTCCGTTCCGCTTCCAGCTTCTCGCGTTCTTCCCGGCGGATACGTTCCAGCTCTTCCTCGCGCTGCCGTTCCTGCTCCTTTCGAAGGATTTCCGCTTTCTGAGCTTCGTAGGCGTTAATGCAGGAGATCGCTTCCGGCAAGCTTAAAGTCTGCTTGTATACATCCAGCGCTTTAGATTCGGCATCCGAGCGCATCCCGCGGATGGTATCCAATGCAATCTGTGCCGCCGTTGCCTGTGCTAAAACCTCTTCCCGGATTGCCTTTTCTTTTGTAGTGGCGTTTTCCCATTTCGGGTTATAAATCCGCTCCAATGGGATAATGTCCACCAGATCACCGACCAGCTCTGTATAAATCGCTTCGATCAGCGCTTTCTTCTGCGTAATGCGATCTTCCTCAAAGGCTTTAACCTGTCCGTCAATCAAGATGATTGGCTCGTCAAACAGGTTAATCAGCTCCTTTGCCTTCGGCTCAAAAGCATCCCAGGGAGCCATATATTTCTTTTTGGCTTCTCGGAGGTTATCGTTCAGCTCTTTCTTCTCCGACCGGAGCTTTGCCAGCTCTTTTTTCGCGTATCCATTGCTTTCCTCTGTAAAGATTGCGCCGTCATATTCTTTCAGGCGATCCTTTATGTAGGCTTCTACTTCTTCAAAGTTGCAGGATACTGTACCCTCCTGCTGGACAATAACTGCTCTTACTTCTTCCATTGCTTTTTCCTCATTTTTCTGTTATAATAAAGATGATCTCCACAAAAGATCATCCGATGCAGAGCCAGTCCCCCAAGATTACAGCTCTGCATCATTTTTTTTGACCATTTCCCGCGCGCCGATCAGAAACGCCGCCGCTGCAGTAACCGCCAGCGTCGCCGGGAACCACTGCAGATCTGTTGTCTCCCACAGGATCACTGCCGCTGTCATGCAGTTTGTCCCAATTCCGAGCATTAAATCTTCCATAGCTTGTCCACCTTACTCTCCTCTCCCGAACATCTGTAAAATCTCGTCATCTGTAAAATGTAACACTCTGTCAAGCGCCCAGATCTCTCCCAACCGGATTGTTTCGCCCTCTGCTTTTCGCTTTACGAGGGTGTATCTGTTTATGATATTCCGGCGATCAAGGTCTATCCCGGTCAGTCCGCTGCGGGCTAATCCAATGTTGATAACCCGCCGCACAGCTTCTTTGCGGTCTGCGTACATCCCAAGTGTCTTTACTTTCGGCATCTCTCTTACCTCCATATCCAATATAAATTTGATAAAATCAGCGCCGCCATCGTGATTCCCCACGCTATGCGCCATTTCTTTGCATCCCGCTTTGCTTCTCCGATAACCTCTACAGCAAAGCTATCTTCTCTTTCGTTAATATCCATACCTCCTATCTCTTGCTTCCTGCTTATCCCCGTCCTATACTGTACTCACAGGCTCCCGCCAGAGCCGAGTACAAAAGAAAGGAGCAATTCTATGCAGACAAATTCTGAAAAACTTCTAAATTTTATGAGAGAAAACCGAGAACGAAAAAATAATCACTTCCATGACGAAGATTTTTGCTCTTTTGGATTCCCTCCTGAATATTTAGAACGTTATCTGGATGAGTTAGAACAAGCCGGATTCATCTCTGTGAATCGTCAGTGGGTTATAATGTCATACTCACTTCTCTAACGCTTCTCTAACAGCATCCTTAATAGTATCAAGGGTAGTGGATTGTTTTTTTGTCTCTGCCCTTGATATTAGGTTTCGTTCAGGCAAAAAACTGAAATCTCCAACGTCAAGCGAAAGATTTAATACCGGAGATTTTTCACAGCCTTCCGCTGAAAATGTAACACTGCGAACTCCCTGTGAAATATTTACCCCGTCAATCCAGATTTCAACGCCACGCTTCCCTGTCATTTCCATACGGAATTTAGGGATTCGGTCACATTCCCTGTTTAAATACTCACTCATCTTTCTCACCTCCCCTCTTCGCCGCTTACTGCTTTTTCTAAGTCTCTGCGAACCCGGAAAGCGTTCGCGTTAGAAAGCAGCACCGCCCGGTCTTCTTTCGGAAGAAGCAGGAGAATTGAAACAAATTCCTTGATTTCTTCCTGCTCATCCACTGTTATTACGTCTTTGATAGCGTCCATTTTCATCACCTCACTTGTTGATTCTAAAACGATTATAAGTCTAGCTAAAACATTTGTCAATAGCTTTTTGTTGATTATTTCAACATTTCTGTTGATTTTAATTTTTAAGTGTGATATGATTAAAACGTAGCAGAAAGGAGGTGTAAAGGTGAACGATAGAATAAAGAAAATTCGGAAAGACGCTGGATTAACGCAAGAACAATTTGCCAAAAAGCTTGGAGTTAAACGAAATACTGTTGCTACCTATGAAATGGGGCGAAGCACTCCTATTGATGCAGCAATTACTTCGATATGTCGAGAGTTCGGGGTCAATGAGGATTGGCTGAGGAACGGAAACGAACCGATGTACCTTCCCGCAGGAGACAAGCTTGAAAGATATCTTGCTCAGATTTCAAAAGGCGACGATACCTTTATAAAGGATTTGATAGAGGTCTACATGGAACTCGATGATACGTCAAAAGAAGCACTTCGTAAGATTGCTCGGGCGATGGCAAAAAAATATAAAGAAAGGGAGCAGCCATAAGCTACTCCCGCCCGTCAGATCTCGAAGAACACTTTAACAAATGAATATATCTTTTTTAAAAAGATTTCATTGTTAATTTCATCGATCATATTTTTAATGAGCTGTTTATAATCCATCGTGCATCCCTCCCAAATACGAACATTTGTTTGATTATATATTAGCACAAAGATATATATATTTCAACAGATGCGGGCAGGGAAACGCGATGAAGCGTCAAGCCTGCGCGACAAAAAACGACAGACTGCGCAGGTTTTGACAGAATGTTACACATGGTTATATCGCTGCGGCGATTAACAAGCAAAATATCATATGAGGAGGATAAGAAAATGGCACTTATCAAATGCCCCGAATGCGGGAAAGAATACTCAGAAAAGGCAGCTACATGTCCAAACTGCGGAGCGCCAAACGATTTATTAAATGGGAGCCAGCAGAATTTGAACGACCAGCTCCAGACGAGCGATACCACAAAAAAAACAAACACAGGGTTGAGCATAGCTGCTTTTGTTGTTTCACTTTTTAGTTTAATATTTGCACCTTTATCCATAATCTCGATTATTTTAATTATAATCGACGCTGTTAAGAATAAAAACAAAAAGCGCAAGAAGGGGCTTTGGATTGCCGCACTTGTTATATCAATCATTATGATCATAACTCTTTTTGTTCCGAAATCGGGTAACAACGATGCAGAACAGCACACAGTTGTGCAAGAAAATTCAAATGGCGACGTATCAGAAGGAGCCGATCCAATCGAAACGGAAACTAACATTCCGAAAGAATATATTGAGGTAACTGCGGATGACCTCGTTGATGCTCTGAACAGCAACGCGATGAAAGCACAGAATGATTACCTTGATAAATATCTGCAAATCACTGGAACATTAGGCACAATCGACAGCTCCGGGAAATATATCTCGATTGATTCGGAACAGTTTTCGTTGGCAACAATCCAATGTTACATGACTTCCGAGACACAAAAAGAACTGATTATGAATATGAAAAAGGGCGACCCTATCACAGTAAAAGGATATTGTAAAGATATGGGAGAAATCCTTGGATACCAGATAGATATTGAAGAAATAACAAATTAAAAAATAAAAAGCCCCGATGCTGGTAACACCGGGGCAATAAAGAAAACTATACAGCACGTGAGGTGGTGGTATGTTTTCCCACGCAAGAAAAGTATACCACAGCCTCCTACACCTGCATAGGTGTATTTTTTATACCTAAAAGGAGGATTAACTATGGCAACAGCAAAAAAACTCCCGTCTGGATCGTGGCGGATTCTGGTGTACTCTCACACGGACCAGGACGGCAAACGGCGTTATAAATCATTTACGGCGCCCACAAAGAAGGAAGCAGAATTTCTGGCGGCTGACTATCAGATGAAGAAAAGCATCGACCTGACTTGTAAAAAAATCACTTTCGGTGAAGCGCTGGATAAGTACATTGAAGACCGGAGCGCTGTTCTCTCGCCCAGAACGGTTATGGATTACAAACGGATTCGGAAGAATGAGATACAGTCCCTAATGCCTGTGCAGATATCTGAGATAACGCAGGACATGATACAAAGGATTGTAAACGAGGACGCCAAAAAGCACTCGCCAAAAACAGTGCGAAATACTCATGGGCTTATCAGTGCCGTCCTGAAGGAGGAGCGACCGGAATTTGCATTAAATACAAGGCTGCCACAGAAAAAACGTCCAAACCTATACGTCCCGACTGACAATGACGTTAAAATGCTTATGTCTGCCGTAGAGGGGACAGAAATGGAGCTTCCTATTCTTCTGGCTGCATTCGGACCGATGCGCCGTGGAGAGATATGCGCCCTGAACAGCTCGAATATAAACGGTAACACTGTGCACGTTTCGGAGAATATGGTAATTACGGCAGAACACAAGTGGGTCATTAAAGCTCCAAAAAGTTATGCAGGAGACCGATACATTGAATATCCAGATTTTGTTGCAGAAAAATGGGAGGGTCGCTCTGGTAGAATCGTAGGGCTAACCCCGGATCATATCTCCAACAAGTTTACCCGAATTTTAAAGCAAGCAGGCATCCCGCATTTTCGCTTTCACGACCTCCGGCATTATTCTGCCAGCGTGCAGCACGCACTGGGAATCCCGGATGCATACATCATGCAGCGTGGCGGGTGGAGTTCCGACGGAGTTTTAAAAGATGTCTACCGTCACACGATGCAGGACAGACAAGCCCGTATGACAGATATTGCCAACAAGCATTTTTCAGAATTGTGCAACACAAAATGCAACACATAAAAAAAGAACCCTTGATTTTCAAGGATTCTTGAAAGGCGCGAACCGGATTTGAACTCGTTTAGGATATCTGCCTAAAACCCTATATTTACGGTATCTATTGATTTTAAGCCATTTTAAGGCATATATATGCGTGTGTCATATTATGATTTTATTCGATTTTACATCATTATGTGTAAGTATGCAACACAAAATGCAACACACATATGCCGGATACTTTTACTCCGATCAAAATTTCGTGTCATACATCATCAAAAAATAAAAAGCTGGGAGGACTTTGCTTGCCCTCTCAGCTTATGTCTTTATTCTGGTTTTCTTTTATTCGCCACTTTTCAAAATCTCCGTTTTTTACTGCTTCTTCCGCTTCAGCAAATAGTAAAAGTTAGATAAAAAAGAAGGGGCAGCTTTTCGGCTGTCCCTAACTTTTAAAATTCATCGATCATCGGGCAATCGTGATGATCCATCTCTTTTAGATCATCTATGCTCACATAGTACTTTATGAGCGCGTATGCAATGTCTCTTTTTCCTGGTGCAGCGTTCAGGTCAAAAGTAAATGGCATCTTCCGGAGCGCATCGTTGTATGCCGCTGAAAAGATCATGTATGCCCGCGTATGTAGTTTTGCCGGTCTCTCGCCGGATTTCTGATTCCGGTAATCCTCTGCGATTCCTTTCCAGCTCAAATCCTCTGGAATCTCTGAAGTAATATATACGCGCTCCGCGTAATCATCCGGCAGTTTTTCTACTTCGATGTACGCATATCTCCGCTGCCCGTCTTTCTCGTATCTAAATACGATATCCTCAATATACGGGAGTGCGGTATATTTCACTCCGTTTTGCTTCAAGACCTCTTCAAAAGGTCCATCGATAACCTGATATATTACCTCTACACCATAATGATTAAATTTTTCCATTTTTTCTTCTCCTTTTTCATTTTCTTTTTCCAGCCGATCCAGTTCAGCATCATTTGTTCTTCTGCTACTTCAATTTTTCCCCAAGCCTTTTTCGAATTATCTTTCGCTTTTACCCATATACTTCTTCCGCAACTTGGACTGGCTTTCCTGTCGGATTCCCAGGAACATCCCCGCTTTTGTACAGGTAAATAATTATTTTGTTTCCATCGGTGTATATTTCGCCATCTGTAAATATCATTTTTTTATACTCTATTGCCTTCATTCCGCTTGCCAGCTCCACTATTTCTGCGCCATCCAGAAGAACTATTTTCGTCTCGTCCGGATCGCATCTCCATGTATGCGGGTTTAAACATACTTTTATTCCTCCCTTTTCCGGATAACATCTGTAAGCCTTCCCGATCGTTCTCATTTTTTTATTCCTCCTTGTTATTTGCTTCCATTTTCTGGTCAATCAGCTCTATTATAAACCTACTTACGCTTTTTCCGTCTGCTTCTGCAGCCTTCTTTATCTCCCTTGCTTTTTCTTTCGGAACGGTTATTCTTATAACCTGCTTATCCTGCATGTACTTTTCGATCGCTCTTGCCTGTCCTTCTGTGTATTTTGCTCCCATCTCATTTCTCCTTGTTCATTTTTTTCCATCGCTCCGGAAATTGTTCCGCGTACCATTCGCAAAAATTATTATACATCTCTTTTTCTGCGCTTTCTCTCGCCGCTATCGCATCTTCTATTTTGTGATAACTCCCCAAATGATACCTTTTCCCCTTAAAATATATATACGCAACATAGCTTTGTTGTCTTCCTTTTTGCCGCTGCAGCGATACCCCCTTATGCCCCGCGCTATTGTTCTTTTGGGTTTTTCCAGACATTATTCTAGATACATTTGTCCCGTCCACCTGTCCCAGTTTTGTTTTTATGTCCATTGTCTTCAGATTTTTTTCTTTTTGGCATCCGCAGCTTGTAATCTGTCCGCTTTTTACCTGGCTCAGCCTTTTTTCCACATGCTTTCCGCATAAAAGGCATTCAAACTCCCATATGTAAGTTCCCTTATATTTTTCACCAGTATTTCTTATTGCCTTAAGGTTCCCGTATATTTTTCCTGTTGCGTCCACTTTCTTTCCCATTTATTTTCCCCTCCGGTTATATTTATACTATATCACACGTATGTATATATGCCTATATACACTTTAAACAAATATATGCGTACATATTTGTTAATTTTCCCAATTGATATATATGCTTATATATGTTACTATATCAACATAAGGAACGGGAAACACCCGATAAGGAGGAAAACAAAATGAAGAAAGAGTTTTTAGAAAAAGTCAAACACGAAGGCATCGTAGATACCAGAAAATACAGATATGTGTATTCGAACGGAGAGATCAAAAGACTCCCCATTGAATATCTCGACACGACAGCTGCTCTTTCCGAATGGGAAGTTGTTCTTAGCTTCGTGAAATAATTACTTCAAGCACAAAAGAGCCTTACGGCTCTTTTGTTGTTTGAAAATATATTTTTTCAACCCACACCGCTACGCGGTGACTACATTTTTATAGTACACTGGTTTTTATCAGTTGTCAAATTATTTTTGTCCAAATAATCCCCGCTGTAAAAAGATTCAAGAAGCATCGAAAACAGAGAAAGAAATTGTAGAAAACAGATAAATAAAAAGGGGACAAGCAAATAAATTAGCTTATAGTGGCGAATCACAAGCGCCATTTTTTTTCTTTTCCGTCCCACTTAAAACCCTTGTCTTTAAGCGTACCCCGTAATCCGTAGGTCTGCCCAGAAACAGATTTGACCTTGTTCCAGTTTACGCCAAAAACGTCCCCGTCTTCGGCTCCTGCCTTTAATTTATAAGTGAGGTACTGCGTCCTGTTTGACTTCGCTGTTTTGTCTCTTTCTACCGGAGTGGCATATGCAAAGGCAAGTTCTCCGTTTCCGGCATCGATTGCCTCTAAAATATCGCTTTTATAATACCCAGGGGAGTACCCGCGTGCTTCTCTGTAAACAGTTTCGATTGTTTTTTCTTTGGCGCTTCTGTCAATAACTCCGCTGCTTCCGCTCATACCGCTTTGACCGCCGCGCCCACCGAAAAACTGTAAATTTATCACCATGCCGCCACCTCCACAACGTTAAATTTATCGCTAAACGGTTTTATCCTGATTATATCACCTTTGCAATCGTCTGGTACAGATCCATAAAAGATAATCTTATCAGGACATAGCCGCTTCATCATTTCATCATAGCCTGCGGCCGGGAGGACTTTGAATGTTCTCTCGGCCTATATCTTTATTCCAAGATCTTAACCTTATGGACAATCCCATTAATTCCCATCGCCGCAAACTGCTGCCGGATAACCTCTGCCTGCTCGCGTGTCCATACATCAGCTACGGATACTGTGTAAATCACTCCCGGCTCCGCTGCAGGATGCGTCCATTCCGCAGGATCATCATATGCGATATCAAGATCTACATCCCCCTTGATGCCCGGGATCTCGCCGCAGCTCGTGTACTGCCACCCAGATATATCACCGTCAACATCAGGCTTGTATTTCTGATCCGGCTCATCATCAAACCGCATTGTACGATAGCCGCGATAATAACGTGCTATCCACAACCGTGTCCCAGCAAACGCGTCAAAGTCAAGCCAGCGCTCCTTATAAACATACAGCCCGATATATAGCCCAAACCCGTACCCTGCCGTTGTGATGACTTCCTGTGCCGCTCTGATGCACTTTGTCAGTTTTTTAATGCCCAACGGATGCAACACATCTTTGTCCTCTACATCCCACCAGACCATTGTTCCGGTAAGCCCGTGAGACTGTAATAATTCTACGACCTGCTGAGCTTCTCCACGCGCCGTTTCCGGCGTGGCTGCGTAGGTGTACTTATATACAGACAATGATATATTGTGCTTTCGGCAGCCTTCCAGATTTGCAGCAAACTGATGATCTTCCTTGCCCGATCGGCGCACACTGCGCAAGATTGCGAATGCAACTTTTGACGCTGCAACCTGTTCCCAGTCTATCACGCCTTGATTATCCGAAACGTCAATTCCTTTCCACATAAAAAACACCTCCATATGATACAGGGCGACAGAAGCCGCCCAAGAATCACGCTTAACCCTGCGCGGGAGATAATCGGATCACCTTATCCTTCCTGTACTTCTTTCCATGCACTATCTGTTCCTACAGCTCCCGGCTCCCATACATTGTTGTCGACAAGAGATTCCCAAATCTTACTATTGTGTTTTACCTTGTCGCCTTTTTTATATCCGTTTGTGCTAGACGGCTGCTCCCAGTCCGGGATAACACCAGGATCTGGGATGAGTACCTTTGCAAACAGGGAAGGCGCCGCCTCCGGCGTCCACTGTGTCTGTTTATCGTGAGCACTAAGGACATTGTAAAGCACGTTGTTGTAATTAACGCGCTGCCCTTTTTCCAAATGCGTACCCTCTTCAAGTTTTTCCCATTCGGGGTACAGAGAGGGGACGCGCAAAGCCTGTGCATCCGTGTTATTCGCAGCGCTGAATTTAGCCTGCCCTAACATTGCCTGAAGATTATCTTTCGCTTTTTTTGTAAACATATCATTCGCCCTCCAAGATTCCGTTGATCTCATTGATGCCGGACGTGATGATGGACACATCGTTTTCCAGTTTTGCGACTTTATCAGTCAGTCCCTCCGGCAGCACTGCTTCTTCAACTTTTTCCATATGCACCGTACATACAGCCACATGGGATTCCACAAACCCGCTTTCTGTGGTTGCGTCCTCCTGCTCGTAATTGATGGACGCTATCACGTCAGGCGTATATTTCAAACTCACGAATTTTTTAAACCCAGCATATCCGCATATCAGGTCAGTCCCAACATAATATCGCATCACAGCCGTATTCTCAGCGTTCGAAAACATGTCAATTATGCTTTTTGTATCGCTGCTTTTTATAGAGATTTGCAAGGTTTTCCCGCTTTGGACAATTCCATCAATCTCCAATTCTTTCCAAGATTTAAATACGATTTTTCTCATTTTTTACCTCTTCTCTGTTAGTGTTTTAGATTTTGGTTAAGGATTACAAATTTAATATTTTAATGTAACTAATCCACCCCTTTTCTCGCCCCATTGTTAAGGTCTAATAGCACTGGTACTGGTAGTGCTACTGTCAAATCCTTTGGATTTAAATAATAAACACGCGTTTGGTATCGGATGATTCTGTGTCGATCGTAGCTCCGTTATTAAGGTTTGTTACATCCACAATTGCTAAAAAGCACAACACACCACCAATATGCGCAGGGACAATCTGTCGGATGCTATATGAGCCTTTTAAATTTTTAATTGTAACATTTTGGGTTTCAGACTTTTGGTGGCAAAAAGTAAGCAATGTGCATTCGCCATAATCCTTCACGCAAGTGTATGGCATTTCTCCCAGGTAAGCAATGCCATTGCTACCCAATTTTTTTGTTACTGTATCAGCACCAGGGGCGGGAATATATGTAATATACACGCCGTCCTCTCTGGCATCCATGCCTTTTATAGCACCATTGTCGTTTATGGCATTCAAATTGGTCTTTACCTTCGCAAATCCGTTCGAGATTCGCTGTTCGAGGTCGTTCATGTTTTTAGTGTTAAACGCATCGCCCTCCTGCGATACCTGTCCCTCACTGCGGGAAACGTCATACGTTGTTGATTCTCCGTTTGCAACGTTTCTCAGAAGCCTACGTCCTGCAAATTCCACAAGGCGGGCTTTCCATTCTTTCGGAGTAAACCACGTTTCTGCCATTATAAAATTCCTATTCCTTCCCCGGCGTATATCTCTTCGCCGCAATAATAATAACTGTCCATAACACGGTCATACACATATTTGACATCATGCAATATCCGTTCTATGGCGTTCCATTTTTGATAAGTAACCAGCGGCGGATCCGGCGTGTCAGGGGTATCTTTCAAGGTGCTCCATGCGTCGCGGATTTTCTGCACGTTGTCGCGGATTCGCTTAAAATCACTTACTCGCGGGATCTGTTCTCTTTCCCACGTTTTTGTTACCACGCTTACCGCCAGTACTCCGGCAATCTCTCGGATATTCCCTTCGATCCGGTTCAGATCTGCTGCATTCAATGCTCCCTTCATCCCGGCATCCCATTCTTTTTTCTCTTCTTCGGAAATTGTCCCGGCAGCGTATTTTTGATTCAACAGACTTACCCGTTCAACGTCCGCCTGCGTTCGGTCATACACCCATTCCATCAGAAAATCCCTACCTCCTCATCAGCATACAGCTCGCCGGAATAATACTCTTCTGTTGTTATTTTATAATATCCACGGCATTTTGCCGTACCCACAAATCCACCTGTAAGGTCAACACTAAGGGATTCTATACAGGCGACAAAATTTCCGTGCATTTTCAAGGTATTTTCAACCTCCGCCCAGTCCCCCGCTTTTTCCTCTGCGGACAAATGACGTGTCTGGATGATCTGCTGGAGTTGGTAATAATCCAGGATATTGTCTGCAACCTTCTGTGCGCTTTCGTAATTTAAAAGCGTTCCGGAAAATGTTTTCGTGTTCCGCACTTCACCGGACTTTATATGCTCGATTCTGGACAGTGTAGCCAGCTCTGTACCAACATATTTGTGCCCCGTGATCGTGACCTCTGCACGGGAGTTTCCAGCGATTTCCAGCACAACATAGTACGGCATTTGTTTAACAATCCTTCCAGCAGATGCGCTCATGTTCGCTGCCGGGCTTGTGAGCTGAATTGTATGTATCCCAGGATCGTATGTGCCTTTCGTAATCTCGCTTTCCGCCGCGTCCAACACCCACGTTTTATATTTTACGCTTACGTCTGACACATAAGGATCTGCCTTTAACGTCGTGGAAAATTTCCGGCTGCGCGGAATCGTTGTCGATATTTTTCTGGTCGATTTTCGTATTTCGATTCCAGACCGGCGGGATGTGTTCATAATCGCAGCGCAAGCGAACAATACCTCACGCAGAGCTTTTTGACAGGTCTGGATTTTAAGCGTGCCATACAGGGGCGTTTGCGCCACCTCTTCCTCTACTGTATAATCTTCAATCCCTGCCGCTGTCATAATCTCTTCGATCACACTTCCCGCCGTTTCTCCGTCGTATATCCGCCCGTCTTTAAAATCCACATTAGCAAGCATCCCTTTGTAGTCAATCGCCGATATTTGTGTGACGTTTTTTGCGGTACTGTTAGATTCCATGAAAAACACGCCCAGCGGCATCTTCACGCCGTCAACGATTTCATAGGGTAACATTTTCTGCTTTTTCTGCAATGTTTTGTGCAACCCGTCGATTTTGCCAATATTAAAATCATCATCAGGGTCAACAAAGTCAAACGTAAGCTTGTCCGTCTTGACCTGATTACTGATAGGGTCTGTGTCATTTACAAGCTTCGCGCTTTTTATAACATCCGGCCCCCAGATAAACGTTGTGCCATACTCGAGATAGTTTAACTTTACATTGTGCCACGGTAGGGCACGTACAAATCGGATCTCAATTCGTCCGTATTCCTCCACCTGGTTTTCGGCAAAATAATTCAGTTTGTCTGGGAAGAAACGTTTTTGCGATTTATATGTACCGCCGAGGTCGTACCACGTCACTTCCATTTCCAGCGGAAATGCTTCTGAAAAATGAAAAGTCAGCCCGATAGAGGTATGATTTTCGGTAAAATCTATTCTGATTACAGGCTGTTTTGTGAAAATTCCATCTGCGCCCGCTTGCACATCCGAAAAAAACGGGATGTCCGTCGGCGTGTCTGGCATTTCGCTAAGACTCCCATCCAGCGCGAAAAAATTATGTTCCAGTGTAGCGTATTTGGGTGGGCTGCCTTTTGACTTAAACAGCCCCATATCCCCAAAAGCGGCATTGCTCTCTGTACTTTCTTTTGCATCAGGCAGAGAGGTCGTATCATACATATTGTATTCGACATAAAATTCTGTTTTCATCACGGTCTCCTTGCCGGTTCTTTCGCCGTAAACTTGCAGGTAAACCCTTTATAATCAGCGCTGTCCTGTGTTATCTTTTCGTATTCATCCGAGACGCTGGATATATAAGCAGTGTATTCGTAATAACCAGGATCTGACGGCAGCGAAATAACATGGAATGGTACGGGCTCTGTGACCTTATCCCAGAAACGTTTATATACGCCATCCGGGAACGAGCTGCTCTTCCCGACCGTCATTGTGTAATTAAAATACACGCCTATCAGTTCACGCTGGAGCTCTCCTGTTTCAACTCTTTCGGCGAATTTGTCGAGGAAATCCGCGTTTCTTTTTATGGACACGATGGGGATGTTAAAATACTCCCCATCTATGTATATGCCGCGTGTAAAAATCATCCCCCGATCACCTCCAGATCATATCCTTGCCTATTTGCTTCTGACAAGAAATCCTGCAGTGTAGCTTGCGCCAGATCTACCCCGTTTACCTGCAAGACAATTTTCGCCGTTCTAAATCCGCCGCCGCTCTCTGCCATTACCTCAGACACAGCCTGTTTTATTGTGCCTATCGGCGCTTCGATGTTGGTCTGCCCTGCCCGCTGGTCGCCCAGAATCGCCAAGAACGGGTTGCCGCCACGGATTACCGAGCCAGATGCAAGCGCCGGGATATCCCGCAGGGTACGAGATGCAAAGCTTTCGTTTATGGCATACGGCTGCGTGGACATTGTTCGCGGCTTCGATGATCCGCCACCAGTAAATGCGTTTTTGATACCGCTGCCGATGTTCTTGATTTCCTCTATAACGCCTGCAATCATGTCGCTAACCCATGTAAAGAAGCCGGACAAGAACGCCTTTATAGAATCCACGACGCCTTCTACTTTGGTTTTAAAAATCGTGAAGATTTCCTGCGCGGTATTCCATGCGCCCTTCCAGTCTCCATCAATCAGCTGCTTAACAACTTTTACAAACAGACGAAATACAGTTTTCATGATGTCAATAATACTTTTTATCTTATTCCAGAAATCGTTGAACGTATCCCAAGCAACCGCCCACGCCTCTTTCCAAAATTCTAAACAATCGTTTATAAACGTCATAAAGGTTGTAAAACCGTCAACAATCGTCTTAATTCCAAGTATAATAAACTCTAACAGCACCCCTAATCCTTGCACCAAGAATGGCACTGCGTAGGTCATAATCCAGTCAACAATCGGTTGCAAAATACTCTCCCAAAAAGATTTTAAAATATCCGCAACCAACCCAACTCCTCTTATTATAGCTTCCCAAGCCGGCAGAAAAGACTGCGTAAGAAGCTCTGATATTCTAGTCCCGATTCTGTCGATAACTGGCTGAATGTGTGTATTCCATGCGGTTAAAAAATGGTTGACAACCTCTGAAAGCCCGCTCGTTAAACTATCAAATAATGGCTTTATATGAGCGTCGTACATTGCATTCAGGCTATCAAACGCTTTATCTACAGCCGTCTTAAATCCTTCCAGCACGGTAGCTGCGCCACCTAATAACCCCTCCAGTGCAGTCTTGAACCCGTCAGCATTTTCTGTAAACGGTACAATAAGCATTTGTAAAAAGTCCCGCCCCAGTTTAAGCGCAAGTTCAGTCAGCCCCATAGCTGCATCCGCAATGCTTCCTATCAGCGCCGATACAAAGCGGATCCCGCTTTCGCTTGCAAATGCTTCAAATACATGGGCTATACTCTGGAACAAATCAGCCAGAAGAAGGTTTATATCTGCCCCCACGTTAAATGCGGATATCAGGAATTTTTTTATCCGGTCGGTATTGTTTTCGAGATAATCCCCAATCCCGCCGATCAAAGCCGCCGCCAGAGTAAGCCCTATACTCGCCATTGATCCGGTAAAGGAACCCAACATATACATAAAGGTTTTAAGGAAGTTGTCAGCAGCCCCCACAACCGCAGGATCTGACCATATCTCTATCCATGCATCACGGATTTGCTGAAGCCCATTTTTGATAATATCTAAGCGGTATTCAAAATCACCCAAGCCATCCCAGAAGCCTTCCGCAAAAGCATCTTTTAACTCTTTTACATAGTCAAGAATAGGTTTCAGATTCTCCAAAATCCCATCAAGCCAAGACTTCACTCCTGCATCAACAGGGACTTCCTCGAACATGTCTTTCGGCTGCATTCCGCCTCCACCGCCGCCGGAATCATCCTGCTTTTGCAACACATCCAGGTCATCAAACTTTGCCAAAGCTCCAGCTGCCTTTTTTGCCGCCGCTGCTGTTCCATTCAGGGAATCGTTATAGGAATCCTGTATCTTTTTCGCTCGGATGAAAGTGCTTTTCCCGCCAAGGATGGCAATAAACTGCGCCACATATGTTATCGCCCGCGCTATCCCGTTTATAAGCGCATTGAGATATGGAATTACCATCTGGACAATTGGCGCAAAGGCAGCAGCAAACGCATTTCCAAGTGTAGCCAGTGAATTTTTTAGAGACTGAAATGAATTTGCCAACGGAGCAGAATACTTTGCAAGGTTTGAAAACCCCTTTTGCATTCCAGCTACCATTGCATTAAATGCTTTTGTAATCCAGTTGAATATCAACAGCGATAATGCGATTCCTTTCAGCCTTGACGCAAAGGTGCCGAACAGCCCCGCGCTTTTTTTCGCGCCGGACGAAGCTGTTTTAAATGCTTTATCGGCAGAACGCTTCATCCGATCGAATTCTTTTTTGATGGGCTTCTGCTTCGCGTTAAGTTCTGCCATCCTGCGCTTTGAAACATCTATGTTTCCGGCAAGCTGAGACGCCTTTACAGACATCTTCTGAAATTCTTCTGTATCTTTTGGGGATACAAACGCGTTACCGGATGCTTTCTCCGCGTTTATTTTTTCCTTGATTTTATCTACTTTTTGAGCCGCTTCATCCAGTTGAGCCTTGTCCACCTTCGGGGTATACGCCTTTCCACTGTTCTCCATCTGCTGAAGCTTTTCTTTCAGATCATCTACACGGTCGGATGCGGCTGCAACCTGTTCATTTAGTACGTCCCATGCGCCGCCGGTTTGAGGTACCCCCATGTTTTCCCAGTCTGTCTGACGTGCTACAAGCTTAGACAGCTCTCCTTGCGCCGCAACGAGGTCTTTCTGTAAAGCTTTATACTCAGATGTTGCCGCCCCCTTTTGTGACATACGGGCCTGCAGTTTTGAATACTCGGATTCTGCCTTTTCTAACTCTCTTTGTAATTCTGCAAATTTTTCTGTCGGGATTTTCTTTTGCGAAAATTCTTCCATTTTGCGATTGAGAGAATCTAAAGCCGCGCTGTCTTTTTTTATGGCATTAGACACGCGCATCATCTGGCTGTTTAAATCTTTTGTTTCAATTTTTGTGTTTATCCGTATCGAACCGTCATATTTCGGCATATCAGCCTCCTACCTTGATCCATTTCATAAAAGCGTCAACGTCTTCCTGTTCCTCTTCTGTCAGTTCCTCTTCCCGCTCTATTGCAAATATTTGTTTCTGCTCCTGCAATGCCTGTTTTGCACGCGTGTCCATCTTAGGGTCTATTTTCTGCTGCCGGATGGCTATGACGTTCGTGTATGCGCATTCACCGAGCGTGGACAGCAGTCCCATGAACGCCCAGTAGTGCATGTCAGACCGGTTCAGGTCGATTCCGTACTTCTCCAGAAATGCTGAATAGATGCGCCACTGGTCTATGTCAAAATCTGTTACCGGAACTTTGTCCTCATCCTTCGGGCGGTTGTCGGTATACCACCCGCTCAGAAACCACCTAAGGCCATCCACGGCAGTTTTTAAATCGGGTAAAGAAGAAGGGCTGCCGTCCCCATCCTCTGACGGATACAGCAGCCCCAGCGCTACAGCCAACCTTTCATCGTCTGACAGGTCCGGATCTTGCAAAGCCTGTGAAATCTGGATCCCTGTCTGGAAGGCTTCGTCTATGCGGAAACCCTCATATTCTGTTGGGAATTTATCAAGCAGCACATTCCACATTTAATTGCTTCGCGCCCCTTTCCTGTTCGGGCTGTATTTGCTTGTGATTTTCTGATTTCGTTCAGTGGCGAAGCCCTGAAGAATCGGTATGATCTGGTCTAAAAAGTCCGCGATAAGCTCCATTCCCGGGGATTCCACGTCAGGGAACACCTTTTTGCAACACCCGCTCCCAAACAGAGAATCCAACTCAGCGCAGGCCTCTTTGCATAAAGCGTCATACGCTCCGAAGCGTTCCGTGAAATCACCGGAAGAATCATTAGCAATCCTATCGGCTTCCTCGTTTTTTGCATTCAGCCATGCCACAAAATCGTCAAAACGCTTAAAAAAACTGTTGTCAGAGATGTTGACCGCAATATAATCGCCGTTGTCGTTGACCTCAATGCGTTTGACGCCACTGTCTACTCGTAAACTTGCTGCTCCCATCTTGTCCTCCTTATTCCGTTAAAGCCCTGGCAGACGCGGGCGTCGCTGTGAATTTTCTTGTGGTTACGTTAAACGTTCCAGCTTCTCCGTCACCTCTGCCACCCAGAGTCAGTGTATCTGTCACGTTTGACCCTGCATCGCCACCTGTGCCACCTACACTCACAACGCAGCGACGGCGGACTGCCGGATATTCAGGTCCAGCGCCGGAAACTCTCACGCGGACATAGGATGTTATGGCATCAGCTCCGACGGGCAGCGTGTCTATCATCTTGTTAAACCAGTCTGTAAGATCCTGATCCTCTTCGTCTACGTTCTGCCTTTCAACTTCGATGGACGGCGTATAGGATTTAAGGTCCGTAGATCCGTTTTCCTGATTGATGTACTGTACCGTCTCCGTCTCGGGGTTCATTTCCTCCGTTAAAGAGGTAATACCCGTTCCCAGAAGCCGGTAGTCTGCCGCTGTCCCCTCAGAGGTCGTGTCCATTTTTACATCGACAAAATGTCTCAACAAATGTCTTTTCATTGCTTTTTTCCTTTCTTAAATTTCAGGCTCGATAACATTTTTATAAAAAACCGTAACCGGTAGAACCCAGTCCTGCACGCCATTCTCCTGCGGCTGTGTCCCATATGCGTTCCCGCGTGTTACCCGCTCAACCCTCCGCCCTGCGGTCAGATCTGGGTATATCGCTTTTTCGTACTCTTTCCCTTCAATCCCGGAGGGTTCGTGGCAAAGCCAGCGACCCAGCGTATCCAGGAATTCCAGAATAGTAATTTTCTGTCGTTCCCTTGCTCCCGTGGTCGAACGGTATACTACAAAGCAGGGATACCGGCATTCCTGATATATCCGCCCGAGTATATCTTCTTTTTCTGTATACACCAGCGCCCCGGAATCATTGGAAAACGCAATGCCATCTTCAGTCCCAAGCTCCTCGAATTTAATTACTTCATCTGGATACAGCCCCGGAAACTGGTTAAGCAGCGACTTCATCGCCGCCGTCAGAACATCATATCCAGTAGCATCATTCCCGATAGGTTCAGCCACCTTCACCACCTACTTCCCTAAGATTTCAAAATGCGGGATTACCGTATACGGTCCTCCCACTGACGATATCAGGTAAACAAAATCTTTTTCGGCATTCATAAACGCATAAAACCCTTCATATCGCCTGTCTGTATAATCTGCATCGTTCACGAGTACGGCACCGTCCCATGCTCCTACCATGAAAAAGTCTGTAGACGGATTAAATGTAATGCTGTCGGGCAACAAATCGTTGACCTGTCTGTTCCATTCCTTCGGCGGAAGCCACGGCAATTCTTTTCCGACGGTATCAACAATAATTTTTCTCCCGTTCTTGACCCCGAACGGGATATGTAACTGTGCGTTATCTGTACTGTCTGGACCGTACAGCTTCATAATCTGCCCCCGGTCAGTCTCCAGATGCACGCCGGAAAGCACATGAGGATACCAGATGGCGGCGGTGCTGGATTCGTAAAAATTGAATATTGTCACTATCGCATCATTCATCGGTATCCCTCATTTCACAAAGAGCTTCGTTAAATTTATCCGTAAACGCCCGGATTCTCACGATATTTCCCATGCATTCCTCTGGCACAGAACCGTAAAAGATGATCGTCTCCGGCTGCAACCGCCTCACCATTTCTTCATACCCTGCCAAAAACAGCGCCTTTTTTTCCTTGCTGTTCATGCAGCCAACAGAAGATACCGCCACCGTTCCACCCTCTGGCTCCCCATCGAAACACCAGTCATAATAATCCGGTGTACTCCATGAGATGGTTGGGATAACTTGTATTCCTGCCTCCTGCATATACGCCGCACACCAGTGTTTGCGGTAGTGGTTGTATATCTGCATGACCTTAGGAAAATCTGTATAGGTAGAGAAATCCGGAGACATTACATAGCGGAATCTTTGAAGCATCGGGATATACCGGTCTATGTTTGACCACAGGCGGCAAAACTGGTAATCATCCAAAAAGAAATGAACGCCTTTTCCCTCGCAATCCTTGGTACTCTTTGCATAATTGAATCCGATCCAGTCACAACCGCCCTCATAGACTACTGGCTCTATCTGCGGTATGCCATATTCACCCACGCCGTCAAATAGCCGGCGCTCCAGATTTTCATAATTACGGCAGTTTCTGTAATTCATTATGAATACCAATACTTTCCACGTTTTGATTTCCTATAATACCGTTTTCCGTCAACTATAATTTCCAATTTTCCAGAATTGGCGGCTGATGTTAGAGCCGATGCAAGCTCCCGCTCTTTTCTCGCCTTTACATTCTTATCGGATTTGTTTCGCAATTCTTTCATATAGGAATCTATAGAGCCTCTTGCATCTGCAGCTTTGCCCGCTAAACTTCCGCTTCTTTGTCCTTGTGTAAGCCTCGCAGGGCCGCTTACATATGGATTTACAGCAGCCGCGGAAGCTTTTAATGCTGCGGTTGAAAGCTTTGCCATTTCGTCAATAGCGTCTTTTTTTTCTTGACTAGACAGTTCAAAATTGTTTATTTCCTTAGAATTGCTTAAAAACATTCTTTTTATAATGTCTCCCATGTCCGTAATAGAAGCATCATTTGCCCGTCTAATATCGTCTTGATTTAAGAATTTGAATATGCTCATACTTCTTCCGCCATATTCAAGTTTTGTTCCCGAAACCAGACCGCCTGCTGCACCGCGTCCGTCCATAAAATCACGCTTTCTTTGCCTGCTTGTATACCTGGTTTACTCCTGTGGCCGCCAGCCCGGACACCATGCCCACCGCCGCAGCATTGATATAGTCCGTCGCCGGGAAGTCCGGCATGATGTTCATTCCCAGCGCACCCAGAAGGCCGCCGCATACCGCCATAATGACCGGAATCCACTCATCCGGGATTTTCTGCGCCGCCTTACAGCCCAGACCGATAACATAGCAGATAGCCACGATGGCCACACAAGTTCCTAATGTCGTAATGTCCATGAGTTAATCCTCCTGTTTAACCACAATCTTTTTGCATAAAGCTAAAAATTTATTGTTACCAATTTCTACCTTATTCCTGCGTACAACAACGGTACGCCATCATCATTTTTCACTCCTGCCAGATAAAGCATTGCCGCATCTGCCAGAAGCTTGTTCGTCTCCTGTGCATCCCCGGCCGCCTGGTAGACCGCGCTCCATGCCTACTCGCCTTTCTTGAATCTGCTCCATAATTCTGCAAACTTCTCCCAGCCGTACATCGCCACGAAAGCAACTAAAAATCCCGCCAGAATAGCCGCCAGAATCATGTACCAAATAATAGTCTGCTGGATGTACTGCATATATGCTACAAACGCGGTCACTGTAATCCCGATGGACAGGACAAGCACGAGGATATCCGTAGGGATTTTAGCAAGCACGCCTACACCCTTGAACACCTGTGTGATGACCGATACGATAAACGCCAGTATGCCGATAACCGCCAGAATTGCAGTTATGTTCGTGATTAAAATCTCCATATCAATTTCCTTTCCAAAATCAAAGCAAATCCAATTTCATCCTTTTTACCCACCAAGCTGAGCGACGATATCAAGCTCTCTTTGAGATAGGTGATACACAGTTGCCGCTGCTTTTTCTGCCGCTGCTTTTTCTGCCGCTGCTTTTTCTGCCGCTGCT